TATTCCTGCATCTAACATCTCCTTATATAATTTCATCCCATCCCCAAAATGTCTTTGCATCTTTAGTTCAAAATCTTGTTTAACAAACTGATCCACATCATCAATACTATTCTGACGATTCTTATCATCCTGTCTCCGAAGTTCTGGTAGAGGAATACTATCACCAAGCAAACTACTATCAGCATACCTCTGAGAGAACTCTTGGTATGTAAATGATCTATGTCTTAATATCTGTGCAGCAAGTCCTCTAGTAGTATTGATCTCAACAGACATGAATGCTTGCTCAAAGACACTCCAGTGACCATGTATGATGCAATACTTAAGAAGACCAGCAAACTTATCATTGTCCTGGTTCTTAGGGTTAGAAACACGAGCAACATATGCCATTAGCTTTTCAGCATCTGGGGTTACACTAACTAATTTAATTTGATTACTCATTAAATACCTCATCATAATCTTCAGGTGGAGGAGTAAATGCTAATACATCTTCATCAGCATAAACTTCTGATTCTAATTCATCTACAATCTCTTTAAGAGCTTGCACTAAGACTTTCAATTTTCCTTTATTCATTTACTTAAAATATTTTTCAATCACTTCTACTTGATCATGATACCTTGCTATCTTATCCAACTCACATCCTATTGCCTCAGTTATATCTGAATGCTCTCCTATACCTACAGGATGTTCAAGATAAACATTTACATTTGCCTTATGTTTTTCTATCTCTCCATGAGCATGAGCAAGTACTGCTCTAATCAATTGTTCTCTCATGTGAAGTGCCATAAAATTTCTCTCAATTACAATTATATATTAAAAAAGCAGGAGTGTAAACCCCTGCTTATTAAAGTTATGTTCTGGACTTAAGAACAAGGAACTGCCTTACTCTTAACTTTGATTCCACGATACATTAGATCGTAGTTTCTTTGCTGAGTATGCTCTGCGATGAGAGCATTACGATACTCTTCGGTATCATACTCGTGTCCACGGTAAGTGACTTTTGCCATTGGATTTACTCCTAAAGTAGTTGGGGTTTTAATCCGTTCCTTTAGTCGGCGTTTTCGTCCCCTAAGGGATGAACGATGCGTTCCCACGTCGGCTTACTTGCGTCTCCCTATGGAGATGAACGATGTGTGTTAATACTAACACGTACATACTATATAGTCAAGTATGTTTGTATTCGCTGATACCATTTGCAATACTTGCTGCTGATTTGTTAACTTCTATTAACTTCATAGCCCATATTCGGTCTTCTAGACTCACTTCTTCCTTAGATTTAATAGAATTACAAATTTCTGTAAGACGTAATCTATAATTAGTACTTAACATAGTCCAATAAAATAAACGATAAGTAACTAATACCATTATTCACTGTCACTCTTATCATTAGTTAATTCATCAACCATTTTACTAATCATCTCTTCTGTCTCATCCATACTTTGTACAGCAAAGAGAGAAGACTTTCTATACTTCTGTATCTTTTTATACTTCTTAATTATTTTATCAATTTCCTCATTAGATACCTTCACATTTAATTGAGTACCTTCATTATTAACAAATCCCAATCCACTCTCTTCTTTACCTTTTTGAGACTCTAGATATTCATTGATGTTGTTCTGAATCTCACCCTCTATGATATCATTTATTTGATCCTTAATTTCATCACTCATCTTCCTTAATCCTCCTTTTTCTTCTTTTTTTTACAGGTGGTGTAATATTCCAGAGATTAGGTCTGATTGTACCATACCCATAATCAATTGCTTTAACTGAATCTCGGCCATACGTATCATAATATCTATCAAAGACATAAACCATTTTTTCAGAACGAGTCACATCCAGATACTCTTTACCATCTACAACATAAGTTACATTAAATGCATCACTCGGAAGTGTTTTATCATTCGCTTTATCATGTGTAGTTTTTTCTAAAACAATATGACATTGATAATCTTCTGCATCTTTTTCCAGTTGTTTAGGTGGTTCTGCTTTCTTCTCTGTCGTTGTGGTCATGAACGTCCTCCCCATTTAATATCAGAATATGCTTGTCTTACTATATCATAAGTGATACTATACTTATCTTCTAAAGCTTTATCCTTTACTAAACAAATAATTTCTGCTTCCTCAGGGTGAAGACCCTCAAGCATTTGAATAAACATTGTCTCTCTACGAATAGCAGAAATCTTATCATTACCACCCTTCACAAAGTGATAAAGGTTCTTCCACTCTCTACGTAAAGAAGTATGATCTGTACCTATAGGAACGTCATTCTTCTTATAAGGAACTACCCCCTCAGGAATCATAGACACCACAGTCTGATCAAAATTCCAAATAAGAAGTGATTTGAGAGCATCACTTTCATACTCTTGTAAAATTTCTATTTTCTTTGCCTTCGTTCTTTGCTTGCTAACAAGTTCTAGAACTTCATGTGCAAAAGGATTAGGTGGAAGCTTAACTCTTGTCTTCCTAGTCGTCGGTTTCTTCGTCGGTGTCATGTGTTTCAATTCTTAGGGCTAAAATTTCATCGGGAACTAACTGTCCGTTAGCATCAAACATTTCTGGATGAGTATACACTACTTGAGGAGTTGTTTCATATGAATGCTGTCTTGCCATCCATCCTATCATACCTCCTACCATAATTGCAAGTATAGACATAAGAGACATAAGTGTCAATGTTACTACAAGTATTTCTGACATGGGACTGCTCCAGATAGTTATTTTTTTCTAATGTCTAAGTAAAAATTAAAGTGAAAAATAATTTCTCTATTCCATAAAGCAATTAAGTTTCCAAACTTTACTTGAAAGGTCTTAAGTTTTTCTGGTTTCTTCCTCCTTCTTAGTAATAATTCTACACCCCGATTGATCTCGGTTGTGTCTTTATTTAGAGTTTTTTTTGCGCCTTCCTGGTCTTTTGTCATGCCTATACCTCACTGCATCCTCAAGAATACCTGACAGATATGCTATTATTTTACGTGCTTGAGGCTTAGGGATGTGATGATAAGCCTCACGTAATTGTTTATGATTTGAATCCTTACCTCCTTTGATATACTCTTGTAATTCTAAAACCGTTTCTCCTATCTCAGTAGCAGTAGAACTTTGAAGAAAAGCCTCTACTTCTACCCTTTTTGTTTTACGATATTCTAGAAACTTATAAAATTTTAATTGCATCTTACCTTCAAAAGCATACTCGATAGCATGTTCGAGCATGTCATAAACACTTTCAAAGTCGTCTTGTCTTTTCATCAGACTAATTTGTTCTCCTTTAGATACTGAACTGTCTCAGTACAACCACCGAGATGTTGAATGTCATTTACCACAACTTGAGGAAAGGTAGATCCATTCCCGAACTGAGAATAGAATCCTGACCTATCAAAATCCGTATCAAGTCTATAAATGACATGTTCTAACTTTGATAACTGTAACACCTGTTTAACCTTATCGCAATAGGGGCATCCATTTCTAGAATAAACAGTAAATTTCATGTTTGTTATTCCTTGGTTGAGTTGTTTACACTATCCCAGTCTTGTTGAAATAAATCAAGACCTTTCTCCGTTAATATATGATTATACATTTTCTCAAAAACTGTTGGTGGCATTGTTACAATGTCAGATCCAACCCCAAAGCATTTAGATACACTTGATACATCTCTCACCGATGCAGCAAGTACCTGAGTCCTTGTTACATGCTCCCTGAAGACTCCTGCAATCTGTGCTACTAGAGAAACACCATCAAAGGAGTTATCATCCACTCTACCCACAAAAGGAGAGACATATGCAGCACCTGCTTTAGCAGCAAGGATTGCTTGGGCAGCTGAGAAAACTAAAGTAACATTGACTCGAATATTACTTTTCTTAAGTTCATGACATACCAATAATCCTGCTGATGTACAAGGAACTTTAATGGTGGCAGCACTACCAAACTTTTCAGCAAGTCTACGGCCTTCTGCAACCATCTCCTCAAAACCACCAACCACTTCCATACTTATGTCAGGTATTCCTGCGTCAATAAGTTCTTGATAAACTTCTTCTGGATCTCTTCCACTCTTCTTAATAAGAGTTGGGTTCGTAGTTACACCATCAACTAAACCTGTAGCAAAATGCTTTTTAATCAGTTCAGTGTCAGCAGTATCTAAAAAGATTTTCATGTAATTAATGTAAGTATAAAAAAGTATCTATAAAAAAAAGACCCTTCACTTTGTGAGGGTCTCATTATTATAACAGATATTAGGTTTTTATCAACCCCTATCCAATAGAAGGAGCAACAAGTGCAACTTCACTAGTCTCTGCAGCAGCAAGGTCTAGTGGGAAGTTGTGTGCATTTCTTTCATGCATCACTTCCATACCAAGGTTGGCTCTGTTAAGAACATCTCCCCAAGTAGGAACAACCTTACCAGATGCATCAACAACCGACTGGTTGAAGTTGAATCCATTGAGGTTGAATGCCATTGTACAGATACC